TCCCGAATAATAAAGCATGGATTTCAGTTGTGGATATTACACCGTTCTTTGCGGTGTTAAGTCCGAATACACCGACAGCACAGATAGAGCAACAAGTGATATTAGCGCAGACGTTGGACGTTAAGAACGAACTACCTAAAGAATTAATCGAAGATATTAATAACGCCATACTAGCAAACCCACAGCAATACAGAACGAATAGAACTTATGTTGAGGGTGATAAAGTATTTTATAATGGCGTTTATTATATTGCTTTAGATGCCATAGCAGTAAATGAAGCACCACCAAGCGCAGATTGGGGCGATTATGAGTTGATGAACTTCTATAATGTGTTTGTGAAACGTTGGTTAGCAGGTTGCACCATGAAAAGATATATGCCTTATTTAGGTTTGCACGGTACACAATGGGGATTAGAGCAGTTTCAACAAGAGGGATTTGGACAAGTAAGCGACAAAAGACGTGCCGAGTTGCTTAATTCAATAGCAGGACAAACAAGCGCATACGCAAACGAAATGATTAACTATTTAAACGATGTTAATTGGACACTTGACGGTGTGGTTTATGAGCGTGATACACTTTGCAAACAAGTCAAAACTAAATTGCCATTCAGCATTATTGGCGCAGGGGTGAAGAATAGAAAATATTACTTTGACGAAAACAACAGACGCATAATATGGGAGCAGTAAAACAATTAGTGCAGGGTGAAGACTTGACCATTAACATTCAGTTAGTTGATGAAGATGGCAACCCTATCCAAATAAGCAACTGCGAAGATGTTATTTTGTACCTATACCAAAGACGTGAAAACATTTTAGTTGAAATAGCACTAAATGAAATGGAAGTTGTGAGCAGTTTATTGGGTAAGGTCAAAGCGATTGTTTTGGGTGCAAGTTCTAATTTTATAGCAGGTCGTGTTTATGCCGAAGTAGTGGCAAAAGTAAATGATGCCGACTTTGATGCAGGATTTAAGGTCAACAAGATAACCGACATTGTATTATGTGATGTAGTAAACTCGGTTAGCAATGATAATTGACATAGTTTGTACCTTTAGCGCAACAACTATCCAAGCGGAAACAAAAAGCGTTTCACTTGTGTTGACGTTTCCAGCTACTCAACTACCTAGTAATATTTGCGAAGAAGTACAAGATTGTTTAGGTATCTCACCAAGTGGCGAAGATGATTACTTTCTAAACGAGCAAGGCGATTGGGTGCAGGTGCAAGGCGGTGGAGGTGGAAATCAAACGCTAAATGAAGTTTTAGTCGAGGGCAATACTACAGATGGAGAAGATATATTGATTTCAGATGGCGACCAAATACAATTTGATAATTACTCCAGAATAAGAAAGGGCGTAACCGATGCAGGAAATGGGGGTGCAAAAGGAGTTGCGCTAGTTTGTTCATTAGACTATGAATTGAAATGGGAAGCAGGGCGTTTATACACGATGCAACAAGATGGCTTCACCATTCGAGAAGTAAGCCATAACTTCAACATAACACCAACGGCAAATGATGACATTACTAAAGGATTTGTTATTGGTAGCAGATGGATATTAGACAACGGTGATGTGTATGTTTGTAGTGATGAAACAGCAAGTGCGGCAGTTTGGGCGTTGCAAGTTGCTAGTGTTCCAACACTTCAAGAAGTAACAGACGAGGGGAGTATAACAACGAATGTAATAACCGTAGGTGATACGGCAGGGATTTATAGCGAAGTTGCAGATAGCTATGTTGGAACGGCAAACGATGCAAATGACACTTATGCTTACATAGGTAATGACGGTTCTTTAGGATTAGGCAACGGAACACACGAAAGTAATTTAAAGAACACAAACGCAACTACTACTGGCATTATATTAGAGTTCCCGAATAAAGCGGTTGGAAGCTATACCATAGCCACAACGGATGAAATTACAAATGGAACAGTAACATCAGTAGGTTTAACAATGCCAAGTGCATTTACCGTTTCAAATAGTCCTATAACTTCAAATGGAGATATAGCGGTTACAGGTGCAGGGTTAGTCAGTCAATATGTAAGGGGCGATGGTACGTTGGCTAATTTTCCAGCGTCAACAGGCGGTGGTGCTTCACAATCATTTTATTTGAATGGTTCGGTTTCGCAAGGTACTTTTGGAGGAATAGCATTTAAAGAAATGGACAGAGTACCAATATTAGGCGCAGGTACTGATTTCACTATAAACACCAACGGATACATTCAATCTTTTATTACGGATGCAAATATTCCAAATCTTTTAGAGATACCAGCGGGTAATTGGAACTTTGAAACCTATTTTAGCGCATCAAGTGGCGGGGGTAGTCCTTCATTTTATTTAGAATTATACAAATGGAACGGAACGACATTATCTTTAATTGCATCTAATTCAGCAACTCCCGAAGGCATAACAAATGGTACAGTTACTGATTTATATGTAAGTGCTTTAGCAGTTCCACAAACAGCATTATTAGCAACCGATAGGTTAGCAGTTAGGATATATGTAAACAATAGCGGTCGCACGATTAAATTGCATACAGAAAATAATCACCTTTCTCAAATCATAACTACTTTCTCAACAGGAATAACTGCATTAAATGGATTAACTGACCAAGTGCAAAATTTAGCAGTTGGTACAAGTGGAACTGATTTTGCAATTAATTCAGCAACGGGAACACATACGTTCAATTTACCAACTGCAAGTGCATTAAATAGAGGTGCTTTAAGTAGTGCAGATTGGTCAACTTTTTATGGGAAACAAAACGCTTTAGGATTTACCCCCGAAAACGTAGCGAACAAACAAAGCGCAGTAAGTACAGACGCAAACCACTACTACAATGCACCTTACATTAATTCTATTTTAGTAGCACGCATATTTATCGCATCAGACCAAGCCACAACATCAAACGTAGCCGCAAATATTACAGGGTTAGTGACTGCAACATTAGGAGCAAATAAAACATACATAGTTCGTGGTGTAATTGCTGTCACATCGGCAGTTGGTGCAACAGGTGGTATAAAAATAGGAGCAACATTGCCAACAGGTGCGACCAGTCTTATTTTTTTAAGTGGCAGAGGTTCTAACACAACTATGACACAAGAATTGTCAATAGATGGTGCATTGCAAGGAACGGCATCAAACAGAATATCAGCTGCCTCAAGTGATTTAATTGTTAGTGGCAATATAACAACATCATCAACAGCAGGGACGGTTCAATTTAGATTTGCAAGTGGCACGAATGGACAAAGCAATTCAGTGATAGCCGCAAGAACTTACATCGAAATATTTGAGAAGTTATGATAGTAGTCACAGCAATAGAAACAAATGGTGGATTTGCACCCGAAACAATACCGAGTAATTTTGTTAGTAGCTTATTTGATGGCACTAACTTTATTTATTTTGAAATAGCACAAGAGCAAATAGACTATTTGGCTAGTTTGCAAGTATGGAACAAAGAAGCGCACATTGCTGAAATAAACGCTTTGCATGAAGAAGAATTTAAACGTAGATTATTTAATGCAGATTATGTAGCTGAGTGGGAACTAAATGCAGTTTTAGCAGATAGCGAAAACGAATATTTTGACGAAGCGGTTTTAATTATAAACTATTGGTGGAACGGATGGGATGCGATAAAGGCATACAGCGAAACGGTAACAGAAGAAAACTTTATTGACCCTCAAACATTCGTAGATAACTTATGATAGATTTTAAACTACTTTCTTCTAAATACGGTGGACTGGCTTTAGCGGCAGTATTGACTTATTTAGCACCATTACAATCAACATTGTTCGTTGTGGGTGCAATTAGTTTAATTGACTTTATTACAGGCATTATGTCAGCAAAGACAAAGGCAGAGTTAATTACATCCAATAAAATGATTAGAAAGTTTTATGCGGTCCTATCTTACTTTTTAGCCATACTAATCGCTCACGTGATTGGCGGTTATTATGGCGATGCCGACTTTATGGTCAAAGCGGTTGTGGCTATTATTGCGGTGAGTGAATTGCAAAGCGTGAGAGAGAATATAAAGGGCGTTACTAACTTGGATATATTGAAGCCTTTGATTAATATGCTAGAACGCAAATCAGAATAGTTATGCAGATAAGCAAATATGTAAGCCTAAAAGAAGCAACGAAAAGCGATTACGCTATACGTAAACAGATTAACAACATCCCAGATGATGGGCAGTTGGTAGCCATGAAGAATATAGCCACAAATGTATTTGATAAAGTTCGTGAGCACTTTGGCAAACCGATTGGTATTAGTTCTTTTTTTCGTTCCAAAGAAATAAACAAAGCGATTGGCGGTTCAATTAATAGCGACCATTGCAATGGATGCGCCATTGATATTGATGCTGACATTTTCGGAGGCGTAACAAATAAACAAATCTTTGAATACATCAAAAACAATTTAGATTTCGACCAGTTGATTTGGGAGTTTGGAGATAGCAACGAACCTGCATGGGTTCACGTTTCTTTGAGATCAAACGGTGTTAATCGCAGACAAGTATTAGAAGCCGTAAAGATTGGCGGTAAAACACACTACAGAAATAAACAATGAGAGAGCACCCTTGGATAGTGGCAATTTACGCCATGTTTCTTTTGATATTAGTATTGACCAGCCTATCCTATTGCGGTGGGCAAACAGACGCTAAAATGGATGCTAGAGATATTTTAATCGAAGAACAAGCGGAGTACATAGAACGGTTAGAAAGTGCGATTGATGTAAGCCAAGCTAATGAACTAAAAGCGATTAAGAAAGCAACAGGATTAAAGCACGATTTAGAACTAAAAACATATTCTTATGACAGCCTACGAAAAGTCAAGCCGAAAGTTATTTATCGTAACCTTAATGTTAGTGATGACAGCCTCACAACTATTTGGGCAAGTCAAATCAGATAGCATACTTGTAAGTCGTATTGACTTGATTATACAAATCGAATTAAATGATAGAAACAAAGCGGAACTAAACCACTTGAATAAAGTCATTAGCGTGGCAGATAGCGTTGTTTTGGCTTCACGTAGGTATATTGCTTCACTTGATACTGTTATCGCCTTAAAAGACGAAACAATAAGCCTACTGACTTTAGCAAAGGATGTGGCTATTGATAACCGAAACGAGTTGAAGAAACAACTAAAGCTACAAAAGCGGAAAACATTAATAAAATCGGTTGGATGGGGTGTT